TACCAAGTACCAACAACACCCTTAGGTGCAATAATAAGAGCACCATTAACTTTACCTTTGTCATAAAGCATAGCTAAATTGTCTATTAATACTTTTGTTTTACCTGTACCCATTTCCATAAAGTACGCGTAATTTTCTCTGTTCCATGACTTTTCTAAAGCAGTCATTTGATGCTTATAGGGTTTTGTTTTAAATTTATAATCCATAATTTTTCTTCTTTCTACTTGACAAGATAACAACTCACACCTATATTGTCAAGCATGAAAGAAAATAAAGTTTATGTAATTCAAGAAATTGCTGGTACTGCTGACGGCAGACCTAAAATAAATATTATGGGCGCATCAAAATATGGTGAGTTTGTTTTTTTATTACCGGAACTTTCACAAATAATATTTTCTCCTGGTCCATTAATTTTTAAACTTAGAAAAATGTTAAAAGATTTTACATCAGAAGATCATTTATTATTAACTGGAGATCCTGCAATTATTGGTGTAGCATGTTCTATAGTTTCTGACATGACTAATGGTAAATACAATTTACTAAAATGGGATAAACAAGAAAGACAATATTATCCTATTGCAATTAACTTATATGAAAGAGGAAAGATAGATGAACAAGATTGATTTTGAAAAAGACCAACAAGAAGTAATACAGAAAACTGACAACATACAAACTCTAGCAGATCAAGTAGAGAAATTAAATTCTTTACAACAAAGAATAGAACTGCAGGAAGATAATTTAAAAAGTACAAAAAAAGAATTTGATCATTTGTCTGGAGAAGTAATTCCAACCATGATGGCAGAGATGGGTTTATCTCATCTTAAACTTATGGATGGTTCTTCAGTAGATGTTAAACCAAATTACAGTGCAAGTATTTCTATTGCAAATAGAGAGAAAGCATTTAACTGGCTTCGTGAAAATGGCTTGGGTGATATAATCAAAAATGAGATATCCGTAGCATTCGGTCGTAACGAGGATAACAAGGCAGCTGATTATGCTGCTCTTGCAGAGGAACGTGGGTTTCAACCGACACAAAAGTTGAAGGTTGAACCCATGACTCTTAAAGCGCTAGTCCGTGAGCGTATAGAGGCAGGTAAAGAAATGCCAACGGAAATTTTCAACGTATTTGTTGGAAATAAAACAACAATAAAAAGGAAACAATAACAATGAACCAAGTAATAAAAAAAGAAGAAGGTGCATTAGCAGTCAATATGTTTGAAGCTGATGCAGACAAAGGCTCTCAGAATATGACGCAAGAAGATCTTGCATTACCATTTCTGAAAGTATTAGGACAACTATCTCCTGAAGTAAATAAAGTACACGCAAGATATGTTAAAGGTGCCGAACCAGGTATGATTATTAACAGTGTCACAAATGAACTTTATGACGGTGCTAAAGGAATAGATGTGTTGCCAGTATTCTATGAAAGAAAATTAATAGAATGGCAAGACAGAGGAGCCGGCACTGGTGCACCCGTTGCAATCCACGATGCTAGTTCTGATATTATGAGTCAAACAACTCGTGATAAATCTTACAAAGATAGATTACCCAATGGTAATTACATTGACAATACTGCAAATCATTATGTAGTTGTGTTAGGTGATTCACCACAAACTGCTTTACTTTCTATGAAAGCGACTCAATTAAAAATTAGTCGTAAATGGAATTCCATTATGATGGGAATTAAATTGCAGGGTAAGAATGGTTTGTTTACGCCGCCAACATATAGCCACATTTACAATCTAAAGACTGTTCAGATGTCAAATGACAAAGGAACATGGTTTGGTTGGGAAGTATCTAAGGTTGGTCCGGTTGAAGATCAAAGTGTTTATGGAATTGCAAAATCATTTGCCGAACAAGTTGGCAAAGGTGATGTTGAAGTTAAACATGGATCAGACGAATCAAAAACAGATTCACCATACTAAATAAAATCCTAGGAGTAGGCGTGGAAGCGAGAGTGGAAACGCCTATTAAAATTTATGTTTGAAAAGATATTTAAAGGATTGGAACGTGCGCATGGTTGTACCAAAGTTACAGCACCGGCAGAAAACGGTGTCAAACTAAAGGGACAGTCATTCGTAGTACGTCAACCAGTGACCACGGAACTGTGGGAAATGCACCTAGATGGTAGACAAAGTCTGGGTATTATACCTATTAACGAAGATAACCAGTGTGTGTGGGGATGTGTAGACATAGACTCTTACGCAGGGTTTGATCACAAAAAATTAATAGACAAGATAAAACAATTTAATCTGCCTCTGGCTGTGTGTAGGTCAAAGAGTGGAGGGGCACACGTCTTTCTCTTCTCCGCTGAACCGGTAGCTGCAGAAAGAATGAGAGATAAGCTAACAGAAATAAAAACACTACTAGGATACGGCGGATCAGAAGTCTTTCCAAAACAAATTCAATTAAAATCATCAGACGACACAGGTAACTTTTTAAACCTACCATACTTTGGTGGTGAAGATACTACGCGTTATGCTTTTAGATATGATGGAGAAGCTGCAACACTAGAAGAATTTTACACTATATATAGTGAGATAAAACAAACAGACATTACAAAAATAAAAATAGAAAGACCTAAATCTGAATATGACGATGCACCACCGTGTATAGAACTTATGGCAATAAACAAAATTCCAGAAGGTGGTCGTAACAATTCTATGTTTCACTTTGGTGTGTATGCTAAAAAGAAATGGCCTGCAGAATGGAAAAGTAAGATGACATTGTTTAATGCAACAGCATCAACTGTACCATTGAGTGAGTCTGAAGTAGAAATAATTAAACGTCAACACGATAAAAAAGAATGGGGTTACAAGTGTAATGATACACCTATGTGTAACTTGTGTGATAAAAAATTATGTAGAGAAAGAAAATTTGGTATTGGTGAAGAGATAGTATTTCCTGCACTGACTGACTTACAAAAAATTAAATTAGAAAAACCATATTATTATCTTAACGTAGATGGTGAACGATTACATTTAGAGAATGTAAAATTTTTAAAACAACAAAGTTTATTCCAGGAAGCATGTATGGAACAGTTAGATTTTAAACCACCAACAGTAAAACCAAAAGACTGGGACATGATAATAAATCCACTGATGAAGAACCACGAACCAATAGATGCACCCGAAGGTGTGACTACACAAGATCAATTACAAAATCATTTAGAAGAATATTGTATTAACAGACAAGTATCTACAGACAAGAACGATCTTAAAAAAGGTGGTGTGTGGACTAGCGAAGGCAATCATCATTTTGTGTTTGACAGGTTCTATAATCAATTTTTAATTAGAAAACGTTGGGATGTACCATACTCACGTACAGCACAAATGTTAAAAGAAACATGTAACTGTGATGACAAACGTATTGGTAGAGAAAGAATTTCTGTATTTGTAGTTAAACAGTTTGATAAAAAAGAAGACGACTACAATCAAAAAGAATTAAAACCAAAGGATATATTTTAAATGATTAAAGATCAAATGTTTTTATTTCCAGAACACGATTACTTTCAACAAAAAGAAAAAAATATAGATTTTGTGTATTTGGATGAAATAAAAAATTCTTTGTTTACAAATAAAAAATATTCTGATTTACCAAAAAAAAGATATATCTTGTGGAAGACAGGAGCAATAAACCCTTACATGCCAAATCTGGGTCCGGTATTTCCTTACATATACGATACACTTAAAGAAAAAATAAAAACCATAAGAATAAAATCAGATAATCAATATCCTAGGATGCATTTAAAATACTTTCTTAAAAACAAAGTAATGGAAATAAAACCCCTTGTACATTCTCTTGTTTGTAATGCTTTTGTCAAAAATCCTTTACCTGAAAAATTTAACTTAGTTCATCATGTAAATAATAATCCTTTAGATTATAGACCTTCAAATTTGCAACATGTTAATCAATCTATAAATATAACAGATACTAAAAAAACAAAATTTGGAACTGTTCATGACGAATACATGATGACAAATAATATTAGGACTAAAAAAACATGAAAACAATAGTATTAGGACCACCAGGTACAGGTAAGACTACAACTTTGTTAAATAAAGTTGATGACTATCTAAAACAAACAGACCCGGACAAGATAGGTTATTTTGCATTTACAAAAAAAGCAGCTAACGAAGCAAGAGATAGAGCAATTAAAAAATTTAATTTAACAGAAGATGATTTACCATATTTTAGAACACTACACTCGCTAGCGTTTAGAAAACTAGGATTAAAAAAAGATCAAGTAATGCAGTCTAGACATTACAAAGATTTAGGTAAAAAATTAGGTTTTCCTGTAACGTATGCAGACTATCAAGAAGACCAAGGTGGTATTTTTACATCAGATAGTGAGTACCTAAGAATTATACAGCTGGCACAACTACGTAATATTACACCTGAAAAACAATTTGATCTACAAGAACACACACAGGACTTGGAAAGAGATCAACTTAGAATTATACACAACGAATTAGCAAGATATAAAAAAGAATATAATTTAATAGATTTTAATGACATGATTTTAGATTTTACAAAATCAGATAAGTCACCAAAGTTTGATGTAGTATTTATTGATGAAGCTCAGGATTTGTCATTAATGCAATGGGATATGACACGATCTATTTGGAATAAAACAACAGATGCTTTTATTGCAGGTGACGATGACCAAGCTATTTTTAGATGGGCTGGTGCAGATGTAGATTCTTTCATAACATTAAAAGGACAATACCTACCATTAACACAGTCTTATAGAATACCGGCTAAAGTACATGGATTAGCTATGGGTATTATAAATAAAATTAGAAATAGAATAAATAAAACATGGGAGCCTAGAGTTAGTCAAGGCAATCTACAAAGACATTTTGATATAGAAAGCATAGACATGTCACAAGGAGATTGGCTAGTGTTAAGTAGAACTAGACATATGTTAAATGATTTAGAGGAGTCTTTATATAGACAAGGATTGTATTATGAAAATAGATACAAAAGA